TTAAGCTGGTTCGAATCCGTACTCAGCCTTGTAGAGGCGAACGAACTCATCAGGATGATTGTCGTGCAGATCCATCATTTTGCCGGATGGAACGGCACTCAGCTTCTCGTACTTGGAGAAGTCTGTTTCCTCTGCCACGATTTGGCCAGTATCGGTACGGTGCAACTGTGCGGAGAGCTTACCCTGTGGCTGCATAGCCGACAAGGTCAACTTCAATGTGTCAATACCTACCTTTTTGCCAAGCTCGACAAAATGGTTCTTCATACCGGCATCGATACGCTTCTCGCTTACGGCCTGATCCACGGCGGCTGTAATACCGGCAAGAGCAAGCGCCTCCTGCGCCGCCTTCAACTCGTCAACCTGCTTCTGGAGTGCTGCTGCACCCTCGGCCTTCAACTTCAACTCACTAACCTTCTGCAAGACGGTAGCTTCGTCAGCTGTTTCGCTAAGCCCCAGCTGAAGGGCTAAAGTTTTCAATTCCATTTCTACTTCTTTTTTAAGAGGATTAATATTACTATTTAACAAAGGCAGGAAAGCACTTCCGTTCTCTTCGCCTTTCATCAACGGCAACTGTTCTCCATCCGGAGAGTATAACACGATGGCGTTATCATTTCCACCGATATCAACGGCACTCACCTCGAAGAGGCGGCTCTTGGTAATTGTCTGTGCAGTCTGTCCTTCCAGCACAAGACTCTTATCATCGGAAGTCTCCAGGATCTGCAAGTTGGCGCTTACCATGCGCATCGACCCGAACTCATACTGTTTCTTCAGCCGCTGGCTCAGCTCAGTGGCTCCGTCAAACTCGATTTCTCCAGTCAGCTCTCCGTTTTCCACCTTCAGGTTCTTCACCAGCCCGACTACACCTTGACTGCGGTCATGCATATACAGTAATACAGGATTGCGCTCGTACTGTGTCAGGTCAATACCTGATGTAATGATGCGCGTACCATAGCAGTTCACGCTCTCATCGCTAATTCTAACTTTCTTTCCCATTTGCGATTCGTTTTTGAATTTCGACTGCAATATTACGAACTTTCCACGAACCCTCCAAAAAACGCTGCAATCGCTTCATAAAGGTATGCAATCATTTCATACTTTTTTGGCAGACTCCCTAAAAAATGCCAATTTTGCAGTGGGTTTCAACATAGCCCGCCATTTTATTCACATTAAAACACAGTTATAACATGACAAAAGCAGAATTAGAAAAGAAGAAAAAGCTCGCCAGAACATTATATATGGCAGGCAAGGATCAGAACGAGATAGCAGACCAGATAGACATCTCCCGTCAGACTCTCTCTAAATGGGCCAACCAGGAAGGATGGAAGGAGCAGCGGGCTGCCACAAGCGTGACCCGCCCGGAGCTGGTAAACAAGCTGCTCCATAGCATCGACACCCTCATTACCGATGTCAATGCTTCCGGTGACGCTGCGAAGATTGCCGGACTGGGTGACAAGCTGGCTAAAATGTCAGCCGTTATAGAGAAGCTTGACAAGAAGGCTAACGTAGTAGATGCCATCGAGGTATTCATGGCATTCAGCAAATGGATGCAGTTCCGGGCACAGAACGACCCGAATATCACACCGGAACTCCTCAAGACATTTAATTATTACCAGGATCTCTTCATCTCCGACAAGATGCAGAACGGTTTTTCCTGCGATCTTTAATACATATACATAATGGCAACACTAGCAGAAAAGAAAAAGGCCATAGAGGAATGGAAGGAGCACTGCAAGCAGATAGCGGCGCTCACGGATACATCGCTCATGGCTCCAGAAGGCAAGAGCGAGAAGGAAGCTCGCATCCACAGGCTACAGCAGAACTATGCTGCTTTCTGCGAGTATTACTTTCCTCACTTCCTGCAACTCAAGGACAAGACTACCGGAAAGGTGATCCGTACCATCCACAATGCGCCATTCCACAACCAGGCGGCAAGCAAGGTCAAGCGCACCGCTAACCTGAAGGCTGTATTCATGTGGCCGCGCGGTCATGCCAAGAGTACCCACATGGATGTATTCACACCCTTATGGCTCATGTTCCAGCCGCTACGCCTGATAAACTTCATGGTGGTAGTCGGCAAGAGTGAGGATGCTGCCTGCCGCCTCCTGGGTGATATCCAGGCAGAACTGGAGTACAACGACCGCCTCAAGCGTGACTTCGGAGAACAGAAGCCGGCCGGAGGAGACTGGACCGACGGAGAATTCAAGGCAAACTGTGGCGTCAAGTTCCTGGCATGCGGTCGCGGTCAGAGCCCCCGAGGTCTCCGTGACAGGGAAGCACGCCCTGATTACATCGTCATAGATGACCTTGATGATGATGAACTCTGCAAGAACGAGAAGCGTGTACGTGAGCTTACATCTTGGGTAAAGTCTGCCCTCTTCGGTTCTCTTGATGTAGGTCGTGGCCGTTTCATTATGGTCGGCAACCTGATTTCCAAGAATTCCGTACTCTACAACATTGCCAATACCAAAGGTGTTTTCTTGAGTAAGGTGTATGCCGTAGATAAGAACGGAGAACCGACATGGAAGGAGAAATGGACACGGGAGGAGGTAGATGCTTACCGGGAATTCGTTGGTTACAGGGATTGGAATAAGGAGATGATGCATAACCCTATCATCGACGGTTCTATCTTCCGTCACGAGTGGATCAAGTACAAGCGTATGCCTAAGCTCACCAGGTATGATGCCCTGGTCTGCTATACGGACCCATCCTGGAAATCCACGACAGCCAACGACTACAAGGCGTGCAGACTCTGGGGAAAACTGGGCAGCGAACTCCATCTGATAGACTGCTTCGTACGCCAGGCTACCACCGGAGAGATGGTAAGATGGCAATACAACCTCTACGAAAGAGCCATGGAGCAGGGAGCCAGCATCCAGTTTTATATGGAAGCAAACCTGATGCAGGATACGGCTCTCGACGAATTCTACAAAGAGGGAGAGCTTCGGGGTTATCAGCTTCCGATATCTGCTGATAACCGGAAAAAGCCCGATAAGCTACAGCGTATCGAGAGCGTCGCCCCTTTATGGGAACGAGGACTGATATTCTATAACGAGAGTCTTAAAGACTCTGAGGATATGCAGGTAGGTATCGAGCAGACATTAGCCCTGGAACACGGAAGCAGAGCACACGACGATGCTCCGGATGCAGACGAGGGAGCCATCTTCATCCTTCAGCGACAAGGACGCGTCGATGCTTTTGAGCCACGCATAGGCAAGAGGAGACCTCCTAAAAATGGTTGGTAATTAAAAAGTATTTTATATGTTTATTACTCAAGAAGATTTCAAGGTGGTGGCTTCTGAAGCCGCACTCAAGGTCATCACCCAGGCAGACGACGCTAACGCCGACAATGCCATTCAGGAAGCGGTGGAAGAGATAGCAGGCTATCTCCGTCCTAAATATGACTGCGACAAGGTCTTCTCCGCCATAGGAAATGACCGCAACCGACAGATAGTGATGTATGCGGCGGATATTGCTCTCTATAATATGATAGCAGCACAACCGCAGAGAATGGGCAGTGATGTGCGCAAGGAACGCTACGAACGTGCCATCAAGTGGCTAGAGGGAGTTGCGGCTGGTAAAATTGTCCCGGACTTGCCGATAGCCACTGACGAGGCTACAGGTGAGGCTAACACTAATGGCGTTAAGTGGGGGAACGGCCCTAACCGCCACTCCTGGTAATCCGTATTCAAGTTTAATATTCAAAAATAAAGCAAGATGAATCTATTTGACAAGACATTACAGGGCATCTACGACATCCGGCGTGCCGTCAAGGGTGAGCCACGGATGCTGCATACCAAGTTCGGAGACATCATCCTCGCCGACAAGACAACCCGCAGAAATGCCCAGCATATCATATCCAAGCTTCAGCGCACCACCGAAGCTCTTACCAAGAGTGATATCCAGAAATGGCGCAAGGCTTGGCAGCAGGCTATCAGCATAGAAAGTCCAAACAGACAGATGCTCTACGATATCTACAGAGATACCGCCACGGATGCCCATGTTACCGGATGTATTGGTCAGCGCACAGGCTTCGTCCTTTCCAAGTCTTTTAACATCGAAGATAAAAGCGGCAAGCCTTGTGATGAACTCAAGCATTATTTCGACCAGGAATGGTTCTACGAATTATGCCGCCTTATTCTCGATTCCATCTATTATGGGCATTCCCTGATAGAACTGGGAGATATCAGGAAGGATGGAGACGGATGCCCTTGCTACTCGGAAGTAAAGCTTATCGACCGCAAATTCGTGATTCCAGAACATCATCGTGTAGTCACAGACCTCGGACAGGATTGGACTACAGGAATAGACTATAGAGAGCCGGAATGGTACAACAACCTTATCGAGGCAGGAAAACCTGATGATCTCGGACTCTACCTCAAGGCTGCACTCCACGCCATCCCGAAAAAGAACGTTCTCGCAGCATGGGATGTCTTCAGTGAGATTTTCGGAATGCCTATGCGAGTAGCCAAGACAGCTTCAAGAGACAAGGCAGACCAGCAGCGCATCGAAGAGATGCTCAAAGGTATGGATCTCGCTCCATGGGCATTATTCCCCGAAGGAACGGATATCCAAATCATCGAAAGCACCAAGAGTGATGCGTTCAACGTCTATGACAAGCGTGTGGACCGTTCCAACAGCGAAATCTCCAAGCTTATCATTGGGCAAACTATGACTATCGAGGATGGTAGTTCCTTATCCCAGAGCCAAACTCACCTCAAGGTCTTCGAGAACCTGGTTGAGAGCGATGCAAAGATGCTGGCAAGCATTATCAATAATCAGCTCCTCCCCCGTATGATTCGCCACGGATATCCGCTTCAAGGCTACCACTTCTCGTGGGACAAAAGCATAGATTACACACCGGAACAGCAGATGGAATACGAGAAAATGATCTCTGACCGCTACGAAGTGGATCCAAAGTATTTCGCAGACAAATACAACATGCCTGTAGGCGAACGCATACAGCAGCCTGGACTGCAGCTCTCCAGACCTTTTTTCGACTAAGCCCCGATGACTATAAGGGGCTGCACAGCCGATATGAATCCATCATTGGCAAAATGAATATCCAGCTCACGTCAGCCGATGAGAAAAAACTGCGATACCAGGAAATATCCTCCCGTTTCGACAAGCTGATGAAAGCTCTCTTTCGCCAGCACGGCGCGCACCTGGATATCAATATCCTGTCAAGCAACGAGGCCATGGACTTTATCCAGGAACATACCGACATTCTGGATTCCAGTTTCGAGAAGGTGGAAATGACTGATAAGATGCGCGAGCGGTTAACCCGCTCCAACTATATCTTCTCCGGCATGAAAACCTTCCACGAGCTCAACGAGGCTTTTCCTAGCTTGCTTGATGAGAATGGTGATAGAAAACCGTTCGAACGTTTTTTGGATGATGTACGGAAGATTAACGAGACCTACAACAGGAACTACCTTCGGGCAGAATACGGCTTCGTGCAGTCTTCTGCTACCATGGCTGCCAAATGGGAACGCTTTGCCGAGGATGGTGACGAATACTATCTCCAGTACAGAACAGCCCATGATGACAAGGTACGACCGGAGCATGCTGCTCTCGATAGAGTAACACTACCGATGAGTGACCCTTTCTGGGAGAGCTACTACCCTCCAAATGGATGGAACTGCCGCTGTACGGTGGTCCAGGTTCTCAAATGGAAGTATGATGCCACGCCTCATGGTGAAGCAATGGATAGAGGTAAGGAAGCCTTAGACGGAGAACGCTTTAATATTTTCCGGTTCAATAGCGGAAAGCAGGGCAAGGCGGTTCCTGACTACAATCCTTACACCATCAAGAAGTGTAATAGCTGTAGCCTGGCTAAAGGAGACCCAAACGCCTCTCTCCCTAAAAATGAACTTTGTTCTGCTTGTAAGATTATCAGAACACAAAAGAAATAAAACGCAAAATGGCGGATGTCATCACGACACCCGCCATTTTTTAGTTCTAACTATTATTATCAATACTAGATCGCTCGTTTTCGCATATAAGCGCCTAAAAACATAATAAAAAAAAATAAATTAACAACATAAATTCCTATAACTTACAGAACCTAATATAATAGTACATATGAATTGAAAGAAATTTATCTCGCCGTGCTCCAGGACTTGAGATACTTTACCCTGAAAACATCAATGTTCTCGTACAACTCTTCATGGCTCCCATTGGATAGAGTCTGCTTAGGATAATACCCATCAAACGATTTGCTTCTAATACCTTCCAGCGCCTGCCAGATTTTGTCAGTCAACTGCCAAGCCTCTATAGGCGCATTTTCGCTCCAGTCTATCACCGTATGCAGTTTGATATCCCCGTTACCTCGGAGAGCGCCCTGTATCGTTGTCCAGTCTATCACTCCCAACTCTATGAATACTGCTGGGCGCTGCCACGGCTCGTCCTGATCTGCATAAACTACGTTCTCGTTCCACAAATCCACATGTTTCACCTCGGGAATATTTTTCAGCTGCTCCACGAGTGCAGCGTATAATTCTTGTCTTGGATCCATATCTTGTTTATTTAAATTTGAAGTCGTTCTCAAAATAAGAAGTAAGGTTGTCTTCTATAATGCGTCTCACGTCTTGCTCGACCTCGGAACTCATACCCAAGAACTGACGCTTAGGAATCTTAATAACCTTCCCTTCCTTCATCAGTGCCATCGCTCTCCAGAATTCTGCATTAGGATTAAGATTCATCTTGGAAGTCCAGGCATAGAAGCCTCCATCGGATAGCGTACGATGCTTGCCTTCTTGTTTCTTTGTCATTCCCATCGACTCGTAGAACTTAGCCCTGAAGTACCGTTTCATCCTGGCAGTAACCTTTATTTCTCCTCCTTCATTATGGATGGCAGCATAAGGAAGATCGCTATAGAAAGTAATGCTGCTTTCGTCGCTTCTACTACTGATGCTCTTCCTCAGCGCTCCCGTATCAATGAGAATATGACCGCCGGGGCGAAGCGGGCTTCTTCTTCTCGCCCAGGCTTTGGTAAAGAAAGCCTGCCTTTCAAAGTTCTGATCAAACTCATCACTGATACCGATTCTAATATCCTTCAGAATGCGGCCTATTACCGTCCTCAGTTCTTTCTCTGTTGCCATAGCCGTCATTGTCTATGAAATTCAGGAACAGCTCCTCTTGATGGGGAATCTCGTTACGAGGGTCGGCGCTCGCATTCAGGATATTATAGAACTGACGTTCCGAGATAGCATACACCGGGTACACGTAACGCCGCCAGATCTCCCTATTAGGGACTCCCAGCTTGGCATAGCGATCAAAGATGCGGTTAATCTCCGTCACACGCTTCTGATAGCTCAATCCACGGTTGTTTCTACATTTTCCATTCCTCATCGAGGGCTGTTCCTTTCTTTCAACTTAAAACATTATAACAATAAATAATCTAACTTTAGATGCGGCAGAAGCTTGGCTCTATGCGGCGCCAGACTCCCGTCTCCTTGTCGCGCTTCCAGAAGTAATAGTTGGTTGCATTCTTCTGCACTACATTGCTCTCCTGGAAGAGTTTCATGATTTCCGAGTACTCCGGATCATTAAACTTGTCCTCCAGCTCATAGAGCTTGGATATGCTCTTGTAATCGAGATCTCCTGCCTGGTTACGCTCCAGCAGCGTCATTGCCAGCTGGTACATCGGATCATCGGTTCCCTTCTCGCTCTTCTTCATGTAGTCCTTCAGAAAAGCTACCAGGCGCTCCGCTGCGAGGTCGGCACGCTCATCGAATCCCTTCACGCTGTTGCAGCTGATCTGCAAACGGAAATCACCATCAGTGATAGTGTAGTTCTTCTGCTCATCGGTTTTCACCTGGCCGTACTCTCTCATCAGCTTGACGAAGGCAGAAGATTCTTCTCTCAGCCACTCCTTGAAGCCCTTGACGTCTGCGGTAACGTTGATGAGCATACCTTCAACCTTGTGCATAAATTCACCTCGCAAGCCCTCGTAGGCATCACGCTTGTTGATGCGCTCGTTCTTTGCCTCGGCATTCAACTGAGCCAGAAGAGATGCCTTCTGTTCTTCTGATAGCTGACTGATGTCAACTGGGGAGCTGCCCTGCTTTGCGGCCGCCTGCTCCTGTTTGTTCTTTTCCTGTTCCATTTTCAATAAACATTAATTTTATATAATTGGTATTAATACCTTCCTGCTGTTTCAGTCCTCCCTTTCGTTTGATGGCTCTCAGCTTTACGCTCAGCTGCTCCAGTTCCGGAACGGCAATCAGAGCGAAATCCTTACCCGCAATCCTCGGATGACGGCAGAACTCGTTGATGCGGTTCCAGTCCTTGGTGTCTATCCCGAGTTCCTGCATCAGGTGCAGGCAGATGCTTCGCCAATGCTTGCGCTGGTCGCCATAACCAAGCATGTTCTCCAATGCCTTGCAGCATTCCTTATACTCCTGCGCCCTCATCTCACGAAGATGTGTTGTGCGCCCATTCGTGTATTGGCTCACGATAGCCGCCTTAGCCTCTTCGTCATCGCCGTGCTTTGGCAACTTATTAAACGAGGCGTAGAAACGATGGTAGTTTGCAATCGGTCGTGCCATAAACTTCCCTCCTTGTTAATCTGCAATCGGTAGATCATAAGCCGAGACTCAGCTTATAGTCCTGATAATGTTCTCGCGCTTCATGCAGGGCGTTAGGCAACGCTTGTGCAACCTCAATCTCCTTCAATATCGGTATATCATCCAGACAGAGATATAGCCCGCTCTCAAACTCCCTTACCTGTAATCGGTGCATCGCCTCACGTCTTACTTCCTTCTCCCGCTTCAGCACCTGCTGGCGATGATACTCCTCAGTGGTCTTTTTCCACCATTTCTTAATCGAATAAATAATCTTTTTCATGTTCTAATGAATTGTTTATTAGTTTATAATTCTGTCGCAGAAGCACCTTTCTACACACTATCGAGCAGATAATCATCACTGTCCAGATATTCATTCTTCAGTGCATCTGCATTCATATCGCAGAGCTTGGAAGCAAGCTCGTCATACATCATTGCCTGGTCAGGATAACTGAAATCCTTAGTCTTTTTCTTGATGTAGGCGATGATATCTTCTACTGTTTCATCCATGTTTCTTCGGCTTTTTGTAAGTTACATTTTGATACCCATGCCATTTTATGATTCTCGTTGCCCACATCAGACTCTTAGTCGTAACAACATAGCTACCGGGAGTCTTTGTTGATCTGCGCACGCTCAAATCGCAGGTGTAGTTGCATTCCAGCCAGTCATCCAATACCGAGCTGCATTGTTCCTTGCTCAGCAGCAGGTAGATGGTGTCACCTTTCTCGTAACCCTCGAGAGATTCTTTCACTTCACTCATAAGCTTTCAAATTATAGATTATTACTAGCCTGGATAAGTCCGTCCTCCCATACCTTGAAGGTAGCTCCGGCTTCTCCAATGAATCGGCCTTGGCAGACTGCCTTGTAGCCGACGACTCTTACTTTCACGCCTGCCATGTATTTCAGTCTGACGGCAGGTTTACCCAGTGGCTGGCTCTTTACTTCCTGCGAGATAAAGATAAAACTCTTCTTCGGGAACTCTTCCACCAGGGCTTCCACCTGTGCATATTCCCAATGTGAGTACTGGAACGAATCCACGATGATGAACTTAGGACCCTTGTGCTGCTTGAGCATCTTTTTCAGGTTCTCCAGATCTGAATCGATGCAGACTCTGAATCTGCCCTGTTCTTCCTCCATGTGGAAACGCTGGATGCGTTCCTTGAAACTCATGCTTACCTTCTCCTCGAAGGAGCAGTAGAGTACTATTCCGTATTCACAGAGCTTCTTGGTAAGCTGCATCACGAACGAGCTCTTGCCGCCAGCCGACGGACCCGAGATAAACCAGGTGTCATACATATCCGGCTGTCCGAAGCACCGTTCCCACTCTCCACCCCAGGGAATGGGCTTATAAGTCATCTTCAGTATCTCCCTGGGGCTGTATGCCCGCTTAACCATGGCTGGCCTCCCCGGAAGCTTCAGCAGCGTTCTCTGCTGCTATCTTGAGCTTCTCTATCTCGGTATATACTCGTCTCAGCCCGCCCTGTGTCTTTCTTACGATGGTAGGAATATCTGCATCGGCTGGAGCATTCACCTTGGCAACGATGGAAGCCTGCTTCATCAGGAACTTCTCCCGCTCCTTGCCGTCATCAGGAGTCACCTTGGAGAATCTGCCTCCGTAGCGGCTCAGCATCTCGGTATATCCCACTTTCTTGCAGTCGATGCTGCGGTTTATCTTCTCCTTCAGACCATCGGCGCCCATCATATACCATCCACAGCAATGCTCCGTAGCGTTCCACAGCGCCTTCAGCTCCAGGAAGGCTTCATACTGCAAGTCTCCTGCCTCGTCGAGGATGATAAGCGGGTTGTTTAGTGTGCGGAGATAATATACCAGGTCTTCATACACATCGCTGTAGGTTCCCTTGTTGTCAGTACCAAACTCGGTGGCTATCTTGCGGATCAGTCTGCGCTTGGTCTTCACCTGTGAGCAGTCGATATAGACGGCATTCTCGTGGCAGCCGATGTAGTATTTGGCAGAGTAGGTCTTGCCGATATTCGGCTCATCACAGAGAATCATGCTCAGAGAGGAGAGCTGCGCAAGCTCCAGCTGCTTCTGGATGAACAGGAAGGTGAAGGTATTGGCTGGCTTCCATTCTATCTCGTGACGGAGGTTTACACCCAGGCGACGGGCGATGCGCACCCAGTTGGCATCAGAAAGAGCCTTGTCCAAGGCGCCCTGCTTCACCATGCTGTACACCGAAGTGGATATTCCGAGGGATGTAGCGTGCTTGGCATCCGAAGGATAATTGGCGCGGTTCTGTGCAATCGCAGCCAGAATCTTTTTCTTTTGTTCTGTTGTAATCATAATCGTTTATTGTTATAAGTTTATTCTAAGTCGATTCTTACGCCTGGTCGAACGCCATCGCTATTGCCAATGCGTCCTCGTCTTCTTCGGATATTGAAGATGTACCTTGTAGTTCTTTAGCAGCTGTCTGTACTCCGAAATCGCTATCGGGAACATCGGATGTATAAATATCCATCCCTGCCGGCTTCGCGGTAAGTTCTTCAATCTCTTTCTGTTGTTCTTCTTCATAATCCTTACTATTGTGTATTCCCAACCTAGGAACCAGGTTCCTGTTGGTGTAGTTCATAAATTCCTTGACCTTCTTCTGCTGATGATAGAACTTCTTCTTGTCCTCCTCGGTCTGTTCTGCCATCACTCTGTTGTAGGTTTCCACCCGCTCTACCTGATCGATATATCGGTCGCCCTGGAAGATGAACACATCCTGCGGCTTTCCGTCCTCATCCGGCAGGTAGTAAGCGGTAACCTTGTAATTATTAGGCGCCAGGCGCTCCAGTACGTCCGGCTTGCTCAGCCACCAGTCTTCATAGGCCACTCTTACCGTAGAATTGCGTCTTACAGAGGTTTCAACCTTCTCGCCGATGTATCGGGCAAGGGTGATGGCGTCAAATGGGCGCAGATTCGGATTGACATGCTCCATCAGAACATCCCATCTTGTCATACCAGGGTATTTCTTCTGATTAGGGTGAAGCGTATGGTTCCACTCGTAGTTGTCGCGGCGGTCGTCTGCCACAAGCTCATCAAAGGTGAAGTACTGCTTATCCTCCCAGGTATCATTTCCTGCGTCGCTTATCTTCTTGGATTCCACTCTATATTTCCACTTGCCATAGAATCGGCCGATACCTACGTGGTTGCGGTGGATGATACGGCGCTTCTTGGCTCCGTTAAGGCTCTCTGCCTGCTTCTCCTGTGAATTAAGAGGCGCACAGTAGCGTACATAGCTGAATACCGTTCCTTCCTGGAGCAAAGTGTACTTGTATTCAGACATCAGGTGGTTCTCCACCTCAATACCTGCCGGAATGCCCCAGCCATGCTTGGCTATCAGCCTGAACATCTCTCTGAAGCATTCCTTCACCAGGTTCTGATCCTTGTCCCTGGAATAGCTGGCGCCCAGCACGCATTGGCTCACGGAGTCGTAGGCATAGTAGGCTTTCACCCTCAGTTTCGTATCCTTCAGCTTACGGGTCAGATCCACGTCATCCATGGTTATCTGGCTCAGTGAGTATTCTCCGGCATGGCGGTGCATGTGCGGCATACTCTCGTGCATGAAGGCGCTCCAGCTCAGCTGACTCTTATCCCAGATAAGCCTGTTCTTCGGCTTATTCAGGATGTTTCTGATGGTACTGTCGCTCAAACTCTTCGGATTTCCATCCTTATCACAGAAATCTTCCGGGTCGAACAGCTCTCCAGTCTGAACATCATAAACATCAAGCTCGCCGCATACGAAGGAGTCATACAAATCCTTCACCTGGGAGTTGAGAGGCTTGTTAGGAAGGCATTGCAGACCGATGACCAGCTTTTCCGTCTTCACGTCAACCTTTCTGGTGTTCTGATTACCGAACTTGCCACTGATCAGTACGCCGTAGCCGCCAGCCTTATACTCATTTACCTTCTTCCTGAATCTCAGTGTCGATTCGGGTAGGGTATGATGATAGGTTTCCTTCAATACTTTGATGGTACTTGCCATCATTTCCCAGTCGTAGCGTTCGCCCATCAGCTTGCGGTAGGCAGAGGCTCGTTCGTAGAGCTTGATGCAGGTATTGAGCACCGAGGCATTCACCACATACTCCTGGATCTTCTCTGCCGACAGGTCCAAGCCCGTCTGCTGCCTGCTCTGAAAGTAGCACATGGCGTGCTGATCTACCTCATAATTGGAAGTTATCCATCCTCGCAGCCTTACTTCGGGACCTCCGGGGAACTCTACTTCCACCGCCTTGCGGTATTTGGTAGGCAAGCTGTCTACGGCAATGAGAGCCGTGCAGCCGCTTGCGCCACCGCCTCGACGTACCACGTTAATGCGGTTTCTTGCAGCCATCGCCTTATAATTGGATTGGGTTATGATGCCAGTCTCAATAAGCTCCGGTGCAGATATGCAAAGTGTATTGCCGTAATATTCCATAACTATAACCTTTCTTTATTCTTTACTGGTGAAATACTTCCAGATTCTACCCACACAGATGCCTGCAAAGAAACATACGATGGATATAATCAGATACCGAGTAATGTCCATAACTCTATCCTCCAACTCTAAATCCACGTTCCAGACGTTCTCTCATACCAGGATTACCGATCATTTCGGCATCCTTCTGCTTCCACCTTGCTGCCATGATCTGAAGCGAAGGCATCTCGCGGACCAAGACATTGTCCGCAGATACCATTTCCTTACCTTTGTAGAAGATGGCAGCATTGCCAGTCTTCTTGTCGAACTCCAGTACCGCTCCGTTGGAGAAGTATTGTCTGAAGCTTCCTTCATGGTCGAAAAGCAAGGTATCGCCCTTTTCGGCAACCACCGTCTCTACGCCACCGTTGATTTTGGCGTACTGGCGGATGCGCTTTGCCTTGTCGCTCATGCCCCGCTTAGGGTCGAAGGTGAGAGCAAGCCAGATAGCTTGGTCTGACACCTTGAAGGTTTTGCGTATTCCTTCGCGTACCTCCGTGCTTACGTCTATTGCTCTTTTCATATTCTAACAATATTATAATTTTATTCTAATGGTGGAGGAAGGCGGAGTCGAACCGCCATACATTCCAGCTACCTCCAAGTTGCCGGGAAACGTTGCCCGGCTCGTTGTTAATCCTGATTCTTTCTACCCTTTGAAAACTAAACTTTTGGCAAACATTAAGTCTTTTTCGCTCAAAATGCTTATCTTTGCACCAAAATTCATGTTTCACTTATTAATTTATCACTTATGGCACTTTACGTATTAGAGTTCCAGGCAGAGTTCCAAACGGTACTCCCGGAAGAAGAGTTGAAAAGACAGCTCTATCCTGTGCACTTAATGCTCGACGGCGTAACGGAAACATTTTCCCGCAACATCGGCATACCAAAGTACTCCTGCTCAGGAGAAGAACTTTGTGTGCCTGGTCTATCGGCATTCCGGTATTCTGCCGTGATGCAAATGGGCAAGTCTCGCCTCGATATCTTAGATCGACTTCTTCTATCTTTCCAGCCTCTTCTAAGAGAGTTATTACCTTCATGCACTCTGAGATGGAATTTAAAAGAATTACACTTTTCGTCTTAGCTTCTTTTTTCATCTTAATCTCTTTTTATCAGGAGGAGAACCTATCATTCTCCTCCCATTGGTTAAACACTCTATTTCTTCTCAACCTTATAGCCCTTACCTCGAAGGTAAGTCGCTACATACTCATCATTACCCACATCTTTGAGCACATCGAAGAGATATCCCTTCACATAGTCTGCTACTGCGCTTGATGATGCAAGCTCGATGTTCTTGGAGATAAACTCCACTTTCTTTGTTCTACCAAGACCGTTGAAGGCCTTCTCTACATTTTCCATCATTATTGTTTTTTAAGTTTATAAATTTGCCCAGCTCGCGCTTTTTTAGTATCTTTGGCGCGGTGTTTATCTTAAACACGGTGCAAAGATAAGGAATAATTTTCAACCCTCCAAATATTTTGGGGATAATTTTCGTTTTATGGGCAACATTTTAACAAAAATACAGCAAATAGCCTCTAATGAGGGGATAACTATCGGCGCTTTCGAGCGTTCTATAGGAGCAAGTAAGGGTGTTCTATCTCGTGCTATAGCCAATGGTACGGATATACAAGCTAAATGGTTGGAGAAAATAGTTGAAAATTATCCCCACTATTCTGCTTCGTGGCTTCTCGCAGGCGAAGGACCAATGCTCAAGACGAGTACTTCCAGCGCCCACGAAACACCATGCCCTGACGAAAAGGAGAGAAAAACGGAGAAAAATGGAGAAAAGCAGAGAAAATCAGAGAAAAATAGAGAATATTCTTCTCGAATTCATAAGCTGCCGGAGGGAAGCATTGAGGGAATTCCACTCATACCTACCAGCGCCATGGCGGGCGCATTCACTTCCGATATCTCCTTCATGGAGTACGAATGCGAGCACTATATCATACCAGACTTTAAGGGCGCCGACTTCCTTATCAGGGTAAAAGGCGACTCCATGCAGCCTACATACTACTCTGGCGACCTCGTGGCTTGTCAGAAGATACCGATGAACGACATCTTCTTCCAATGGAACAAGACCTATGTTCTCGACACCAATCAGGGAGCCATCATCAAGCGAGTACTACCGGGCAAGGATAATGATCATATCTGCATCGTCTCCGATAACGAGAATTATCCACCATTCGAACTGGCGAAGTCATATCTCCACGCCATCGCTCTCGTTAGAGGTATCATCCGTCTGGAGTAACCCCGTTCTATACCCACCTCCAGGATGTGTATCATTTTCCCGGCTCCGGGAAGATGATACACCCCCAAAAACACCCCTCAGGTGTTCCCCCTCCCCCTGAAAGGCGTAAAAATAGACCAAAAAGCCCCTATATACTATATATAAAAGGTGTAAGCGCCAAAAACCGAATTCGAAAAAGGGTATGTTTCCTGCACATAAAGTGGCAAAAGTGGTAGTTTTCCTACCCAAGCTATCGTTATGCGTTTTACCCCACTTTTGTAACCCCACTTTTCTAAAAATGTAACCCCAGTTTGTAACCCCACTTGTAACCCCACTACCCAAAATCGACCATTTTGGGCACAAAAAAGGGGAGCCCGAAAGCTCCCCGAATACCCATAAATTACCCTCTAAAAGCATACAAGGTTATAATGTCGTTCCAACACGCCCAAAACACCCTAAAAATGGCGTTCTAAGCCCTTATTTCTCCTCGGGCAATACATTACTCATCCGACCACCCGAAATAAGCGTAGATTGCTTAATTACAGCGCGTTTCGTCATCACCGTACCATTTCCGCCAAGCCCTGCATGCAGCAGATAGCTCCTGGTTGCACCAACCTCTTCAGCCGTCAATACGGTGTATATCGCCGTGATGGAGCTGAAATAGAAGTCTTTTAGTCCTTCATGCTTGCCCACCATCAGGTGAACGTGTACTACTTTTGCCATATTTCCATCGTTTTAAGTCCTACATCAGGAGCCACGCACCGCAAAGTGCATCGCCCTCATTATCGGCTGCAAATATACCAAATAATTGTTATATGGAATAAAATTGCATCTTAATTATTCCTAAAACCCAAATTTTTCTTCACAACAAGGCACAAAAAAAGCGGCCGTTAAGCCGCTCTAATCCTTCACCGTCTCCATCTATCCATCGCCTTGCAGATAAGCCCTCCTGCACGCCTCAGAAGCCTCTCAGCCTCTCTGATGTAAAGCAGATGCAATCCGATGTAAACTTTCCCCTCGTTCTATGTAAACCAACCTCTCAGATAATTCAACCAAAATTCAACCAATGTAAACGTTTCGTTTTACACCCTCATTTTTCCTTCATCTATCTAACTATCTATATTCTAGGTTCTTCCATCATTTTCGGGCTCTCTCTTAAATATACGCTTCGTTTTGTGCCCTCTACAAGGCTCAGTATTGCTATAGTAACAAAAACGATGATATTGCTTTTGGTAATCTTCGCAGGCGTCTTCGCCCCATCGTGCATCGCACGCTTCGCAAACAGGTTACGGAGTATGTAAAATATACTTCCCGTATCCCGATGGCGCAGGAATATTATCCTGCCGTTGAAGAGCAGAAACTCTATAATCAAATCAGCGAGTATCTTCGCCGTGATGATACTTACGGATTACCAACCAGTCAACGTCAGTTGATTACGCTGATATTCCGCAAACTCATGTCTTCATCAACCTTTGCCATCGGCTATACGCTCAAAACGCTTATCGACCGTTTGCAGACCAAGATTGCTCCATATTCTGCCGATAAACCGCAAGGCTGGTATGGGGAAGATGGAAAAATTGCTATGGTTGCCGAAGATATGTTGGGCGATGATTGGGATGAATGGAATGAGCAGGATGAGAACGAACAGGAAAGAGAAATCCTTACTTCCGATGAGATAGAAGGTATCAAGGATGAAATCAAGGAACTCCAACGTCTATATGATCTAGCCAATAGTATCAGTAGCAATAAAAAAGGTGATTGCCTCTTGTCGGCACTCCATACCGGCTTTCAGAAGATGGAAGAGTTGGGAGCCAACCGCAAAGCTTTGATATTCACGGAAAGTACCCGTACCCAGCTCTATCTGAAACAGCTTTTAGAGGAGAATGGTTATATGGGCAAGATTGTTCTCTTCAATGGTTCCAACAATGATGAAACTTCCCGGAAGATATATAAGGCATGGAAAGAGCGGAATATAGGCACATCAGCCTTTACCCCTTCTTTGTCGGCAAACAAGCGCCAGGCTATTGTAGATTATTTCAGAGACGAAGCCGAAATCATGATTGCTACCGAGGCGGCATCCGAAGGTATCAACCTTCAGTTTTGTTCGCTTATCGTGAATTATGATTTGCCGTGGAATCCTCAAAGGGTGGAACAGCGCATAGGTAGATGCCATCGTTATGGACAGAAGAATGATGTTGTGGTTTTCAACTTCATCAACAAGGCAAATGCTGCTGATGTGCGTGTGTTCCAACTGCTTTCTGAGAAATTCCATCTCTTTGATGGTGTCTTCGGTTCGAGTGATGAGGTGTTGGGTAGCATCGAGTCGGGTGTTGACTTCGAGAAGCGGATGCTCAATATATATCAGCAGTGCCGTACTCCTGAAGAAATCAATGCTGCCTTCGACCAGATTCAGCAAGAGATGGATGCAAGTATCAAGACAACGATGCAAGATACCCGCAAGCAACTGCTTGAAAACTTTGATGAGGATGTGGTGGGACTGCTGAAGATTCGCCAAGGCAAGGATATGGGAAATCTGAATAAGTTCCATCGCTGGCTTTGGACGATAACCATTGCTACGCTTGGTAAGGAGAATGTAGAAGTGGTAGATGAAACCAATCTCGTCTTTCGCTTGAAGCACAATCCTTATCCTGATGTGGCAGCAGAATGTGGCATGTATCAGATAACTACGCTGCAATCTCAATATATCAATTATCGTTTGTCGCATCCTTTGGCTCAAAAGGTCATTGCTTTGTGTAAGCAGAATAAACAAAGCCAGCAGAATCTCCTCTTCGATTATAGCCTGTATCGTTATAAGGTGGCAGATATAGAACAATGTGCTTATGAAAGTGGATGGCTTCAGGCTCATCTTGTTTCTTTTATATCCGAAGGGCAGCAGGAACAGCACATTGTGCTGACGGCACTTGCGGAAGATGGAACGGCTTTGGGTCAGGAGTTTGCAGAAAAACTATTGAATGTTCCAACGATAAGTACCGGAAATGTTCGTGTGCAGGAGGAAGCAAGCCAGAAGCTGGCTTCCCTGTATGATAACCGGCGAGCAGCCTTGACCGATCAGATAGAAGAACGAAACAAGGCTTTGCTTGATGCTGAAATCCAGCATATCGAGAAATGGGCAGAAGACCAGCAGCTCACTTTGGAGAATGAACTGAAAGACATCAAGGCAAAAATCAAGGAGAAGAAAAGACTTTTGAGTCGTTCGGAGAATGCACAGCAAACATTGACCTTGGAAAAGGAATTGAATACCCTTACTCGTCAGCAGAAGCGTAAGCGAGCCGAAATCTTTAATCTGGAAGATGAGATAGAGGAGAAGCGAGACGGAATGATAGACAAAGTGAAGGCATTTATCCAGCAGCATATTACGGAAGAAGAACTCTTCTGCGTGCATTGGACTTTAAAGAAATGAATCGGAATCAAAGCAAGATAACATAACTAAGATATAAACAATGACACAATACGAACAGAAATTTAGAGATATACTTGCAGAAATACTGCAACTCGACCAAGCCGAACTCGACTTTGGTATATATCGCATTATGAATCAGAAGCGTAAGGATATCGAGGCGTTCTTGAACAATCGCCTTGTTCCTGAAGTTACAAAGATTTTGAAGGCTCAAACTGCTGCAGGAACTGACATTTCTGCCATGGAGAATGAGGTGTTTTCTCATTTGGCTAAATTCTTTAGCCGTTATTATGAGGGTGGCGATTTTATCTCTAAACGTCGCTATAAGGACGATGCCTATGCCATTCCTTATAGCGGTGAGGAAGTGAAGTTGTATTGGGCTAATGCCGACCAGTATTACATCAAGACTTCTGAGTATTTCAAGAATTACTCGTTCGTGTTGCCGACCAGCCGTCGTAAGGTACACTTTGTTCTTCGTGATGCGGATACAGAGCAGAACAACAACAAGGCAGCCAACAATATGGAGCGCCGTTTCCAACTTTGTGAAGAGGACTGTATCGCAGAGGAAGATGGTGAGCTAAACATCTTCTTTACTTATGAATTGATGCCGAAGACCACCAAGCAGGATGCACTTATCAAGGATGCTGAGGCTAAGATTATTTCTTCGTTTGCAGAAGGAAAATATGCCGACTTTGCAGAGTTGGTTAATGAAAAGGTGCCAACAGAAAAGAATAAGGAACGCACTTTGCTGATGAAGCATCTGCAAGACTATACGGCAAAGAACAATTTTGATTATTTCATCCACAAAGACTTGGGCGGTTTCCTTCGTAGAGAACTTGATTTCTATATCAAAAACGAGGTGATGTTCTTGGATGATTTGGATGCCACTCATATCATGGAGCATTTGGCACAAGTGAAAGCCATCAAGCTGGTAGGAGAGAAGATTATCACCTTCCTTGCCCAGCTTGAAGACTTCCAAAAGAAGTTGTGGCTCAAGAAAAAGTTTGTAGTCGGTTGTGATTATTGTATCACGCTCGACCGCATTCCTCGTACCCTTTACCCAGAGATTATTGCTAATGATGAGCAGCGTAAAGAATGGGTTCGCCTCTTTGCCATCGATGAAATCAAAGGGGATATGATGACCGAGGTCTATAGTGAGCCATTAACAGAAAAGTTCCTGGAAGACAATCCTTTCCTTGTACTTGACACCAAGTTCTTTAGTGCCGAGTTCAAGCATAAACTCGTGGGAAGTATGGAGAATGTGGATGAGGAGTGTAATGGATTGCTGATTAATAGTGAAAACTTCCAGGCGTTGGAGTTGTTGCAGGAGAAGTGCCATCGTAAATTAGATGGAATTTACATAGACCCTCCTTATAATACTGATGCTACACCTATCTTATATAAGAATTCATATAAAGATTCTTCTTGGATGACATTGATGAATGATAGGTTTATTGAAGCAAAAAACTTAGTAGCCAAGGATGGTTATTGGTCTGTAGCTATAGATGATGTTGAACTCCATAATCTATATAAAATTATGGAGAGTAATTTTGCTGCTTATGATATGTTTCAAGTTATAGTGAACCATTATCCGGGCTCTGGAACTGGAAGAAGTAATGTTTCAAAAACCCATGAATATAATTTGTTTGCAGTACCGAAAGGGCAAGACTTGCTTAGGGGAGAGCCTATAGAAGAACGACAAAGAACTCGTAGTTTTAGTAGAGCTGGAACAGGAGATAATAATCATCGTGAAGGAAGACCAAATAGCTTTTATGCGGTATTAGTAGAATCGAAAACAAAGAAAATAGTCGGTTTTGAAGCTCCACCAGCTTTGGAAGTGAAAGATTATCCTACGAGTCCTACTGATGAAGGTTATCTTAGAATTTATCCGATAGGAAAAGATGGTCAAGAGAGATGCTGGAGTTTGGGCTTTGAGTCTGCTAAAAAAGCGTTAAAGGAAGGTCTTTTGGAATGTACATCATCTAATACGATTATTAGATTGTATAATGATGAGGCTGATTGGGGGCTTTTGCCAAGTCTATGGGTTGATAGGAAATTTAGTGCAACAACTTGGGGTACAAATTTGTTGACCAATATATTCGGCAATTCAGGATTGTTCTCTTTCCCGAAATCTCTTTATACAGTTCAGCAAGCAATATATGCAGGAACATATCTGAAAAAGAATGCATTATTATTAGATTTCTTTGCAGGCTCAGGCACAACAGGTCATGCGGTCATTAATCTCAATCGAGAAGACAATGGTAATCGAAAATATATCCTCTGTGAAATGGCTGAATATTTCAATTCTGTAACCAAGCCTCGCATCGAAAAAGTAATCTATTCCGAGGATTGGAAGGATGGCAAACCTGTTTCCCGTAAAGGCATTTCTCAATGCTTCAAGTACATCCGCCTGGAGCAATACGAGGATACATTGAATAACTTACAACCAAAGAACCAGCGACTCGACTTCGATAACGAGAATGGCAAGGGAGATTTCGAGGAAACCTATTTCCTCCGTTATATGCTCGATACAGAAACCAAGGGAGATCTCTTCAACCTGGAATGGTTTAAAAATCCGTTTGTCATGTCTATCAAGACAACCAAGGATAATGAGTTGGTAGATACCCATGTTGATATGGTGGAAACCTTCAACTACCTTATCGGTCTGAATGTAGAGACGCTCCGTTATCCTAAGGATGGCTACTGTGTGGTGGAAGGAACTACCCATGTCGGCAATGAGCGAACTCTCGTGATTTGGAGAAACTGCAACAAGGTGAGCAACGAAGACTTGAATGAATTCTTCCGTAAGCAAGCCTACTGCACCACCGACTCGGAGTTTGACAAGATTTATGTAAATGGTGATAATACATTACCGAATATCAAAACGGATGAGGAGCATTGGAAAGTAGTACTCATTGAGGAAGAATTTAAGAAGAGAATGTTTGAGTAG